TAGACGAGATTTTGGACCGTATTCATAAGTCTAATATGTCCAAACTCGATGAGAACGGAGAGCCTATCTTTCGTGCAGATGGAAAGGTTCTCAAGTCACAATTTTATTCTGAACCCATTTTAATTGATTTACTATGAAAAAAGACTACATCGCTCGCACAGGTCGAGTGCGTTCATGGATGGACAATCCAGATTCAAAATTACCGGTCAGCTGCACGGTTTATGTCTGCGAAGACACAATGGAGGGAAGGGATGGAATTGAGAGTAGCTGGAGATACACATCTATGGCCCTACGGAATGCGGCAGGAGTCGCTGTCCATTTATCTAAACTCCGTCCAAGGGGTACAGAGAATGGAAAGGGTCTCGTCTCTTCAGGCCCAGTGTCGTTTGCAAGGATTTACTCTGGACTTAACGAAACTCTAAGAAGGGGTGGGCACTACAAAAATGGTGCTTGTGTTTGTGTCCTGGATCTCAATCATGCTGATGTAGAAGAGTTTATTGATGCAACTCGGGCTGAGCTGCCTTGGATCAAAAAGTGTCTGCAAGTTACGCCTGAATGGTGGGAACAAACATCAGTAAATTTGAAGGAAAAAATTCTGCAGGCACTGAAGGCTGGAGATGTCTGGCTGACTAAAGTTAAGTATGACCAGAAAGGTAATCGTGTTTTTTCTAATGTATGCCAGGAGATCTTTTTGCCTCACCGTGGGTCGTGTTTACTTACCCATGTAAATCTTGGGGCCTGTGATATTGATGACTTATATGATGCCTTTTATGAAGGGATGCTTGAACTGTGTAACTTGCATCCTACTACCGGGGTCGGTGAGACAGGTGAATATCTCGATCCATCAGAAGATAAACAGGTTGGTCTGGGGATGCTTGGACTTGCCAATTTCCTTTCAATCCATGGAGTAAGTTATGCCGCTTTTGGTGAAGCACTCACACTCGTTGACGATGAATCAGCTGCCTGGACTCCGGCACTTTGTATTGCTCGTAGTTTGCGGAGTGCTATTAACAATGCAGCTAATGTTGCTCGTGCTCATGGCATGGACAGGGCATTTACAATCGCGCCTACAGCATCATGTTCATACCAATACGTTGACCTTGAGGGAAATACAACAGCACCTGAGATCGCCCCACCCATCAGCAGAAATGTAGATCGTGACTCAGGAACTTTCGGCGTTCAGAGCTTCTCCTATGGAGACTGTGAAATCGCCAGTGAAGTTGGGTGGGAAAATTACAAGGCAGTTGCAAACGGCATCTGCCAACTGCTTGAAAATACAGGCATGTTCCATGGCTATTCATACAACCATTGGAGCGATTTCGTCACCTATGACGAGGAATTTATTCAGGACTGGTTTAACAGTCCGCAGACATCACTCTATTACGCACTACAAGTCAGCCCAGATACATTGAGGAAAGACGACGTGAGTTCGATTATGGATGAGGACTACGCAAATATCTTTGATTTTTCTGATGACAACGACTTCTGCTCCAGCTGCGCTGAGTAGCTATACAAAAATACTTAACCGCAAACGCTCTTGGACTCCCGTTCAGGGAGACAAGGGGGTGCTAGTAGAGGGCTCAGAGGCCACTCTTAAAAGATGTCTAGCCCTACGCACATTAGAGCTTCCCGTTAAGGAGATGCTCTCCCAAGGCTTAGAGAAAGACCTGCCAAATGACCCCGGAGTTATCCCTGCCCTTCAATCAAACATGTTGGATGAGGACAAGCATGATCTTGGCTTGTCGTTTGTCGTTCGTGCTCATGGTGTGGATGCATCCGCAGAGCGAGAAGCCCAGGCAATTCGTAAGGCTTGGCTTGCTGCACCCGAGCACCCAATCCTTAAGACAGCGATCCTAGAAAGGTCTGTATTCTTTGTACTTTTACCCTTCTTTAGATTTAACGGAGACATGTCGATACGCAGTTTAGCGAGCGATATTAGCCGAGACGAACAGTGCCATGTATGCCTTCATGGAATGGTTGCACATGATCTTGGTCTCTCATCAACTGAAGGACTAAACAAGCTACGAAAGGCAACAGTCTTGTGGGCAATGGATCTACTAGGCACAAATGAAAACAAGTACCTTGATAAGGACTTTTGGCTAAAGCAGTCAGATAGTCTTTACTCAAGAGGGAAGGCGGAAGGCTTAGCTGACACACAGCGATCCAGAATGCCTGCGTTTTTTGAGACCTCGAATATTAATTTACCGCAGTATGGATGACACCAGTACTAAGGCTCTCTTACGGGTCTTGGAGGAAGCATTTCCACCCACAAATCCAATACCAACTAATACTTACGAATACATTATGTACCGTGCCGGTCAACGGGCGGTCATTGATTACATCTACCAACTAATTGAGGAATAGCTTATGTGTGGCGGCGGCGGTGGCGGCGGCGGAGAGTCCAAAAGTGACAAACGCGAGCGCAAGGAACGAGAAAGAGAGATGGATCGTCGGTATAGACGAGACCGCAAACAGGCGAAGGAAGACCAAGCAAGAATGGAGCAACAGCAGCGAGACTTTGCAGCTGAGCAAGCACGTATTGCTGCAATACCTCCAGTTCAAGCTCGACAAAATATGTTTTACAGCGTTCCCAAGCCCGGTGCTCCTGGTGATGCTGTAGCTCCAATGAATCCTGGTACAGGTGTCAACGAGGTCTTTGATATGTCAGTTGCACCTCCTACATTGGTTGATAACAATGTAAAGCCTACGATTAAGACTAACTCTGTTGCTAGTAAGAAAAAGGCTTCTAAGGGGTCAAAGTTAACAATCGACAAAAATAGCTCCATTGGTTCTGGTAAAGGTAAGAAATCTTCAACAGGCTTAAATATCCCTACTTAATATGAAATCATCCGCACAAGCACGGTATCAGTTTGGTGTAGCGGAGAGAGAAGACTTTTTGGAGATGGGTCGTCGTTGTGCGGCACTCACCCTTCCTTACCTCCTTACCCCGGACGGTCATGGGAATGGTGAGCCACTTCCGACGCCTTGGCAATCGCAAGGCAGCAAAGGAGTCAACGTTTTGGCTTCAAAAATGATGTTGAGTCTTTTCCCTATCAATACAAGCTTTTTTAAGCTACAAATTAATGATGCCGAACTTCAGAATATGCCTGATATAGGCCCTGAAGTTCGTTCTGAAATCGACCTCTCTCTTAATAAGATGGAGAGGGTTGTAATGCAACATATCAATGAAACAAGTGATCGCTCACTTCTTCATGTTGCTATGAAACACCTTGTGGTTACTGGTAACTGCTTACTATTTCAAGGTAAAGATGCACTACGTGCTTTTCCTCTTGATCGTTATGTTGTATGCCGTGATGGTAACGGCAAGGTTACAGAGATAGTCACAAGAGAGCTCGTAGACCGCCAAGAGCTCGGTCCAGAGTTCCAGGCAACAACGGCTGACATGAGTGGGTCTGACTCCAATAGCCCTGGTGAAGACGGTCCTAAGCTAGGAGTAGCAACTGGAGCATACGGAAGCAAGAACGCTGAAGTGTTTACTCTCGTTAGGTATGTCGGTAATCAAGTTAAATGGCATCAGGAATGTGATGGCAAGATTATCAAAGGCAGTGAATCTAGTTCACCTTTAAAGCACACTCCCTGGACCCCATTAAGATTCAATGTCGCGGACAATGAGTCATACGGTCGTGGTCGCGTTGAGGAGTTTTTTGGAGATCTTGCTGCTCTCAATGAACTCATGAAGGCGATGGTAGAAGGTTCAGCAGCGTGTGCCAAGATTATTTTCTTGGTGTCACCTTCTGCTACTACCAAACCTCAATCATTAGCAAGAGCAAGCTCTGGGGCGATTATCCAGGGCCGACCAGAGGACGTTGGAGTTGTATCGGTGGGTAAATCTGCTGACTTCCAAACTGTTCAACAGATGATCGTATTACTTAACCAGCGTTTGTCTGATGCTTTCTTGATTCTGTCAGTTAGACAGTCTGAACGCACAACCGCCAGCGAAGTCATGGCCGTTCAACAGGAGCTAAATGAGCAACTTGGCGGAATTTTCGGAAATCTAACTCAAGAATTGTTGAGACCTTATTTGTCTCGTAAGCTCTATATCATGAGTAAGGCCAAGCAACTACCTTCATTGCCCAAAGATTTGGTTATGCCAACTGTTGTTGCTGGTCTTAATGGTGTTGGCCGTGGTCAAGATAAACAATCCCTTATGGAATTTGTCCAAACCCTTGGTCAAAGCATGGGTCCACAGGCTCTCCAAACCTACATCCAGCCATCAGAATTTATTTCACGTCTTGCTGCTGCAAGTGGAATCGATGTAGTTGGCTTGGTTAAAACACAGGCAGAGCTACAGAGCGAACAGCAAGCTCAGCAACAGCAAGCTACACAAGAATCAATCATGGGACAGATGGGGCAACTAGCTAAGTCTCCTATGGCAGAACAAATGATGGGACAACAAGGATTAAATGGAACAGAAGAAGAGGAGGGCACGGAGCCCCAAAGGCCAATTCAAGGGGAATAACCCAGACAATCCCGAGCTCAATGATGCTTGGGAGCCAGAGCCTATTAAACCTTTAACCCCTAAAGTTAAATATACCGTTAAGCCCTCTGTTCGAGGGTCAGCTACGGCTGGCAAATACACAATGAATAAAAAGATCCGTCCAAGCTTTGGCGGGTTAAACACCACGTCTAACTAAATGCCCACTATCGAATTTGACCCTTCCGAGGGTGTTACATCTGAACAACAAGCATCTGAAGCCAACGCACTAGCGCAAGGCGAAAAGATCGCTGAAATGAATGAGGCTGATCGTAATAATCGGCTTCAACAACAAGAAGATTCTCAAGAGCAAATAGCTCTCATCGGTGGTAAGTTTAAATCACAGGATGATCTTCTTAAAGCATATAACGAGCTTCAAAAGAAATTAGGTACTCCTAATGACGAATCTACAGATGAGCAGGTCGAAGAAGAGCTGCAAACCGAAGGGGAGCAAGAAGCCGAAGAAGTAGATTTCAGCGAAGGCGCTGCCTATATGATTGAGTTATCTAAGGAATATAGTTCCACGGGTGCTTTGTCTGATGAAGCCATGGAACGTCTTTCTTCCATGGATCAAAAGGATCTGATCAATTCATATTTTGAATATCAGGCCCATATGAACCAGCAGGCCGGTCAGCAGCAACTTGCTAATGATCAGGTACGAGACATCCAAAACTCTGTTGGTGGTGCTGAGGCTTATTCACAGCTTATTACTTGGGCATCACAGAACTTGAGCTCAGAAGAGATCAATGATTTCAACAGCATTACTAATGACGGTAACGTTGCTGCTGCAAGATTCGCAGTAGAAGCCCTATCTAGTCGCTATAAGCAGGCTGAGGGCTACGAGGCACCGCTTGTTACCGGTAAGGCTGCTGGAAGTGGTGTTAAGCCCTTCAGGAGCCAAGCAGAGCTCGCTCGTGCGATTGCTGATCCTCTTTATTCGCAAGATCCTGCTTATCGCATGGATGTTGAAGCACGTCTGGCTAAGTCAAAAGACCTTTTGTAACTCCATAGTTCGTTCATCCCTTAGGGACGCATCTACTCAGTGCATGGAACGGGGCCTGAGCCTATGGAGATTCCAATGTCTGACCTTCAAGTCAAGCAAGCAGTACGCCTTCAGAAGGCTGCTCAGAAACAAACTAAGCTCACCTATCGTGGTGTCCAATACTTATTGACTAAGTAAGCTTAAAAACTTTTCCTTGTAAATTCCCAAGGACGGTTACGGAATCTAGGACCGGAAAAGCCTAGATGCCAGGAGAGAGGGCACCTCAGTGTCGGACCCTCTCTTCATCTGCCATTCGAGCCCGGATAGTCCGAGACAACTCGTTTGGTGCTAGCGCCAAGTTGATGGCCCTAAATCAACAAACACATACGCGTAAGTGAGCTTCATATAAACAAACTTTTTTAATTTTATCTAATCATGGCTTTTCCTGATTATCCAATGGCCAGACCGAACTCGGTCAATGGCAACCAATCAAATACGTACGCTAATAAGTACGCAACAGCCCTAACTTTGTTCAGTGGAGAGGTATTTAATGCCTTCAACTCCGCTACAATTTTCAAAGGACTTGTCCGCAACTATACACTTAGAGGCGGCAAATCAAAACAGTTCTTGATGCAGGGTAAGCTCGGTGCGGGCTATCATACGCCTGGAACACCGATCGTAGCTGATGCTGCAATCAAGGCAAATGAAAAGACAATCATCATGGATGATTTGTTGATTTCTAGTCAATTTGTTTATGGACTAGATGAGATTTTGAGCCAATATTCTCAACGCTCGGAGATCTCAAAGCAGATCGGTGAGGCTCTTGCGCTTCACTACGATGACCGCATCGTGCGTGTACTTGCTAAAGCAGCAACTGAAGCTTCTCCTGTTACAGGTGAGCCTGGTGGATTCCAAGTCAACATTGGCTCTGGTAATACCAACAACGCTCAAGCAATTGTTGACGGTTTCTTTGAAGCCGCTGCAGTGCTCGACGAGCGCTCAGCACCCCAGGAAGGGAGGGCCTGTTGCCTTTCTCCTCGTCAATACTATTCCTTGGTTTCTAGCGTCGATACAG